ATTCATAAAAGGATAGATTATGGCTTGTTCATTAACCCAAGGCTTCACACTTGATTGCAAAGACGCTGTCGGTGGCATCAAATCTATCCACTTGATTGATTGGGCTGCTTCTGGATTCTCAATCGGTGGTAGCGAAGTAACTGCTACAACCATTGCTTCTGGTGATGTCTTTACCTACGAACTTCCCAAGGGAACTGGTTCAATGGTAATCACCACCAATGTAAGCACCGAGAACGGAACTTCTTTCAATCAGGCTGATGTTGCCTTCAAATTGCGTAGGCTTTCAACGGCTAAGCGCAATGAATTGAAACTCTTGGCTGCTGGTCGTGTTTTCTGCATTGTCAAAGACAATAACGATGACTACTGGTTGTGTGGCTACGAGTATGGTGCAGATGTAACTTCAATGGTTGCAAACACGGGAACTGCAATGGGCGATTCTGTCGGCTATGAAGTGACTTTGTCTGCCATTGAGGGAGATGCACCCTACAAAGTGCAAGGTTCAGTTGCCACTTCATTGGGCATCTAAATCTGGTTTTTCATATGTGTTTGGATTGGGGTGGCTTCGGTCACCCCTTTCTTTTAGCCACTTTTTTACTTTTGCTATTTCTTATTGATGTTGCAGATTGACAAGGCCGAAACCAAGAACTGGATTCTAACCCTTACGGAGAAGGTCACAATCTCTCCCGTTTATTTCCTTTTCTCGTTTACGCATCGTTTGACAAATGTGACAACTAATGTCCTTTTGACAGATTCAAGTTCTTACACCGAGAGATACAACAAATTTGCGGTAACTGAGGGAAGCACATTCACGCTTGATGCTGGAGAGTTTATGTACAAGGTTTATGCCCAAACATCAAATTCAAATACAGACCCAGATTTGGCAGATGAATTGGTTGAGGAAGGTCTTTTGAAAGTTGACTTCACTCCTGCTGCTGCACCTCAATACACCGTCACTCTCAATGAGAAAATATATGAAATTGAAGCACCAGAGGTCATCGCTTACCTTCTTTTGGAGAATGGCGATTTCTTGCTTCAAGAAGATGATTCAAAAATTGTACTATAATGGCAGATAAAAAGATTTCAGCACTTGACGCAATAGTTGATGTTGCTGCTGGGGATGTTCTCCCCATCGTTGACACATCCGTTGCAACCACGAAGAAAATCACAATTACTCAAATCAAAGCCCAAGCACCGGTTCAAAGCGTTGCTGGAAGAACTGGCGATGTAACTATCGCAGCGACTGACATTGATGCAAATGTCAGCAACACAGAGTTCGGGTATTTGAACGGAGTGACTTCTGCCATACAAACACAAATAGACGGCAAACAAGCAACCCTTGTTTCAGGTACAAATATCAAGACCGTCAACTCAACTTCTCTTCTTGGTTCTGGTGACATTACTATCTCAGCCTCGGCTGCTTGGGGTGGCATTACTGGCACATTGTCAAGCCAAACCGATTTGCAGACGGCTTTGGACGGAAAGGTAAACGAGAACGCTTCTATTACTGGCGCAACCAAAACCAAAATAACATACGACGCAAAAGGCTTAGTAACTGCTGGGGCTGACCTTGCTGCTGGAGATTTGCCAACGGGAATAGATGCAGCCAAAATTGCAGACGGCACAGTAAGCAATGCAGAGTTTCAATACATAGGCGGTTTGACTTCTGACGCTCAGACGCAAATCAACGCTAAACAAGCCACAATAACGGGAGCAGCGACCACAATAACGAGCAGCGACCTAACGGCTTCCAAGGCTTTGGTTTCTGACGGTTCTGGTAAAGTTGCGGTTTCATCTGTTACCTCTACCGAGTTAGGTTATGTTAGTGGGGTTACCTCTGCCATTCAGACGCAGGTTGATGCTAAGATTGCCAAGTTTGACGGAACAACCTACGACATCAACGCTTTGGCTTGTGTAACTCAGGCAGAATATGATGCTTTGACTCCTTCGTCTACTACTATCTACTTTATTGTATAAATGAAAATCGGAAGCAGCGATATATCGGCAGCCTACATTGGCTCAACTGCAATCAATAAGGTTTACATTGGTAGTACCGAGGTTTGGAGTTCCTACGCCTATCTATTAGACGATTACACGGGAGCGGCAGCAGCATACTCTTTGCGATTGTTAAGAGCGGCCTACACGGGTTCGGCTATTCGGGTTCGTAGGGCTTCGGATAACGCAGAGCAAGATATAGGATTTTCAAATAACGAACTTGACACGACAAGCCTGGCTTCTTTTTGTTCAGGGACAAATGGCTTTGTTACAACTTGGTACGACCAAAGCGGGAATGGATATAACGCTACGCAGACAACGGCAGCATATCAGCCGCAGATAGTTTCAAGCGGTTCGGTAATTACAGAGAACGGAAAGCCGAGTGTGCAATTTGATGGTAATGATGATAATTTGAATACGGCATCTTTTACAATGACTTCTGCATTTAGTGTTTTTGGTGCTTTTAATCAAACGGCAACAAGTGGATTTAGGTGTCTAATATCTCACAATTTTGTTAGTGCGGGTAACGCTTTTTTAACGCAAGGGCGTTGGGTGTTAATTAGAACGGGGCAAACTGGTCAAGATTGGCAACTTAATGATTCTGTTTTGATTGGCGATGGTTCAACATCAAATAGATATCCAAGATTTGTCTCAAATGGTTCTGTATTTACCGCAAATACACAAAATTTGGTAAGTGGTATATTATCTTCATCGACTTCGCAAATTTGGGCAAATGGTTCTGCTGCAAGTGCAAGAGTTCAGCAAACTTCTTCAATTTCTTCTGAAACGGGTAAAGTTTATATTGGTTCTTCTGAAATTTATGACCAATTTCAAGGCAAAATACAAGAGGTTTTTATTTATGATACCGACCAAAGCGGCAACCGAACAGGCATAGAAACCAACATCAACGACTTTTATTCTATCTACTAAATGAAAGGCTACCAATACCAAACCGAACAAGAAGCACAAACCGCACAAACGGCTTGCAATTCGTATTACGGAATCCCCGTCAGCCCCGATGATGTAACGCAAAACTGGGTAGGCTATTCATTCGCTGAACTTAACACCCCAACCTTTTGGTACATTGTTTATGACGAGTCCTTGTTGCCAGTCTTGGGAAGCCCCACCGAATTTGAAATAATCCAACCCGACATAGATGGCTAAAGTTAAAAGCATATCGGTAAGCAAATACCGCCCACGCAAGAAGGTGAGCAGGAAAGGGGTGCATAGTAAAAACAATCCACCGAGTAAGAAATATCGGGGACAAGGTCGCTGATTTGCTAATTCCAAATATGAAACTTCCAGTTAGTTTTTCCGAGTTCAGCAAAGACCCAAGCAAGGCCGTCACCTATCTGATGCTTTTTGCCGTTGTTTTTCTTTACCTCCGAATGGAGAACCAAGATAAGCAAGTCAACACGGGTTGTGAAGCAAGGCTCACTCGTTGTGAAACCAAGTTGGATATGATGGCAAAGATGCTCAAAACCCAAGATTCACTCTCTGCTTCGCTTCGCTCTGAACTTAACACATACAAAAAAATAGGAGTCATCAAATGAAATACTTTCTTTTCGCCTCTCTGTTGGCCGTCACCGCAACTCCTCGCTTGGAGAACTCCGACCCTTACAAAAAATACGACTTGGTCATAGACCACGCTCAACAAACCATAGAAGTCACAAGAGCCTCCATAGACGAAGCAAAGGCAATGACAGAGGAAAAGGTACAGCAAGTCCAAGAAAGTGTCTCAGAAGCCAAGGAAATGGCTAAAAAGGTTGAATTGTTAGAGAAGGTGTGTGAGGTTTACTCTGTTCCAGTTCCCGAATCAATGGAGGAATTAGAATATGAACAACGAGCTGACTCAATCCGTGTGGCCAACATGAAACGAATCAATGAAAAAAGTTATTAATTTTCTGAAAAAGATTGTCAGCGATGGCAATGAGATATCCTCCAAGCGAGTTGTGGGTGTGTTGGGTGCATTGGTTCTGTTTGGAACTATGATTGCCAACTCTTTTTCTCCTCTTGAAATCGCTCCTTCTGCTGAGTTAGTAGAGGCAGTTGAATGGGTGACCATCCTTTGCTTGGGCTTCACATCGGTGGAGAAATTTTCCAAAAAGGATTAACCGCTATTTATAAGTGATGGAAGGCCATTTTCAACGAGTGTCATTTGTGGAGTCATCGCTCCCAAAGTTCAAGGAGAACAAGAGCAAAGGCTTCATCACTTTCGGGGAGAATAACAAGTATCCCTTTGAACTGATTGACCTCTTCAACAAATCTCCAAAGCACTCTGCAATCGTAACCCAAAAAGCAGCCTATTTGGCTGGTGATAAAACGCAAATCATTGGTGGCAACACCGAAGATATGGCGAAGGCTCAGGACTATCTGAACTCAATCAACGCTTACGAGGGATTGGAATCTCTTAAAACTAAGATTGCTCAGGACTGCGAGTTGTTCAATGGTTTCGCTCTTGAAATAATCTGGAACAAAGCCAAGACCGCAATCGCTGAGATTTACCACTTGCCTTTTCAGAATGTTCGCAAAGGCTTGGAGATGGACTTTGTCTATTCCGACAACTGGGATTCTTCTCGCCCTGAACTGACCTACTATCCCAAGTGGAATCCAACTACTCGTGAAAACAAACAACTCTATTACTTCAAGTTCTATCGGGCAGGTCAAGAGATGTACCCTTTGCCCGACTATGTAGGGGCGTTGAAGTACATTGAGATTGACACGGAGATTGCTAACTTCCATCTGAACTCTATCAAGAGCGGTTTCTCTGCTCAGACGCTTATCCAACTCTTCAAAGGCATTCCAACTCCTGAGGAAGCGAGAAAGACCGCCAAGAGATTTAGAGACAACTTCCAAGGAACAGACAACGCTGGGTCTGTTATTATCCAATACAACGAGCCAAACGAAAACCCTTCGGTGATTAATAACCTTGCACCGAGCGACTTTGACAAGTTGTTCGTGGAATTGAACCGCCAAGTCCAAGAAGAGATTTTTGTCGGTCACAAGGTCACCTCTCCGATGTTGTTTGGAGTTAAGACAGAAGGACAATTGGGAGGAAGGAATGAATTGGTTGAGGCATTTGAGGCATTTCAGACTTCCTATGTAGAGCCTCGCCAAAAACAGATTGATTCTTGCCTCACACATTTGTTCAAATACATTGTCCCAGTTAGGATTGTAACTGAGAACAATATGCCAATCGGCTTGGACTACGCTGATTTGTACACCAAAGGATTGATGAGTTTGGATGAAGCAAGAGAGGAGCTTGGATTTGCCAAGCAGCGTGACACTAAAACAGTAGTTGATTCAATCAACAACCTTTCTCCATTGGTTGCTAACAAGGTAATTGAGCAGATGACCATCAACGAGATTCGTGGAATTGCTGGATTGCCACCAATTATGGGAGGAGACCAACCATCAAAGTCAGTTGCTATGTCAGAACAAAATCCTTTCGGATGGGATGATGACAACGATTTGAAAATCTTTGAGATGTTCGGTGAAACCTCGGATAAGTTTGAAGCTGTTGAGATGAATTTTGCCAATGCTCTTCAACTGATGATCTTGTCTTTGATTCGTTCCAATCCTGGAATGGTTCTTGGTGACCTTGTCGCTCAAATTAAAGCCGACCCTGCCATCATCTCTGATGCTGTGGCATCTTTACAAGGAGAAGGTCTTTTGGGTGAATTAGAAGGAGGCTATGAGGTTTCTTCTGAGGGTCTTAGTGAGTTGGAAAAGAACAACATCTCCGAGAATTTGGAGGTTCGCTATGAATACACCAAAGCACCGGGCGTGACTGGAGCAGAGGTTATTCCAACAACAAGAGATTTTTGCAAACGGATGGTTGGATTCAACCGACTTTATACAAGAGCCGAGATTACTCAAATGAGTGCTTTGCTTGGGTACGATGTTTGGATGAGAAGAGGTGGATGGATGACTGTGAAAGGAACATCTCCTGCCGTTCACGTTCCATACTGCCGTCACATTTGGGCTTCTAAATTAGTACGAAAGAAATGAGCAATTTTGTCTATTTTATATCAACCTCTTACTTAAAAGATAACTCTGCTCTTAACGAGAATCTCGACGATAAGATTTTGAAGTCAGCAATCAAAGAGGCACAAGAGATTTACATCCGTGACATCATTGGCTCAGGGATTTATGATGAGTTGCAGACCCAAGCCTATGCAGGAACTCTGACGGCTGACAACACTACTCTTCTTGACTCCTATATCGCTCCTTGCTTGAAGTATTACACCTTGGTGGAGTCAATGCTTCCTTTGACCTTCAAGTTTATGAATAAGAGCGTAGCTTCTCGCAACTCTGAGAATGCTACACCTGCAACTCCTGCTGACCTTACCCACATTGAGCAGAGATACCGAGATAAGGCTGAGTACTACGGAGAGCGTTTGAGAGATTATATTCGCACCTATCCAAACAAATATCCTCTTTATCTCAACCCAGGATCCGACTTTGATACCATCCGTCCTAAGTCAACTGCTTTCTTCGGTGGTATGTATCTTCCCGGAGATGATGACTGCTATTTCAATTATGACTTCCCAAAAGAATAAGTGGCGATTAAAGAACGAAATCAAGCTCCAATCTTATGACCCTAAACCAAATCATCGCCAAGATAAAGACGGCAGCCGAATCTCACAAGATGGTAGGCAAGTTCGCAGTCGGGGCTGAATTTGACTTTGCAGTTGATGAAGTCAAGTATTACCCATTGGTGTGGCTTGTTCCGAACGGCTTTGATTTCAATACCTCTGGAAAGTTGGTGTCTTATCGCTTCGCTATGATGGTGATGGATAGGCAGTTTGAGAGCAGTTCTAACACCATAGAAGTCCTTTCAGACACCGCAGGAGTGTTGATTGATATTGTTACCCTCTTAATAAGAAATAATCGCTTAGATGAGAATTTTGAAATGGTTGTCAACTCAACGGCAGAACCCTTCTATGACGCTTCTACTGACGTACTTGCTGGTTTTGCTATTGATTTTGTGGTCAACACGCCATACCTGGAGTCCTACTGCGACATCCCAACTTGATACCTTGCATATCCACGATCTCAAAGTGGAAAAGCAAACCATCAAAACTGAACGGACTTTTGTAGAACAGAAATATGACACGCTCCTTTTGTATCTTTCTGACAGCCTTGCTGATGTTCGTGCCACAAAAAGCCTGTTGTCAATTCACCGATTCATTGATTCGGGAGGTCAACTACCGCCTTTGGCAAGGAGCAAAAGCAAGAGAACAAGTGATTCTTCTGCAAAGAGAGATTGAATTGGACTCAGCAATTATCCACGAGCAAGAGGTGGTGATTGAAAAATTGGACAAAGAGAATATTCAGTTGCGAACAGACAACGAGGTTCTCACCAATTCCATAAAACAATACAAGCGAATTTCAGGAGGGCTTTCTCTTCTTGTTATTCTCCTAATCATATGAAAAAAGACATTGTTCAAGATTACATCCAACGCTTTCCTGAGTTGCCAAATAAGACATTGGCAGCAATGATTTTCACCAAAGAGGAAGGTCTGTTCACGGATGTAGAAGCAGCAAGAAAAATGATTCGCTACTACAAAGGTGCGGACGGGGCTATGAGCAAAAAATTTGCTGAGAGTAAAAACCGAAAGATTGAGCATTCAACCATTAAAGATGGACTCCGCAAACTTGGACTCATTTCAAAAGCCGAGAATATGGAATCCATTGAGTTGGGTGCTGGTAGTTATTTAATCCTTTCAGACATCCACCTTCCCTTTCACGATGAAGACGCTCTTGCTCTTGCTATTGAGTATGGCCTGAATCACAAGGTTGATGCTTTGATCCTGAACGGGGATATCTTAGATTGCTATGATGTTTCAAGATTTGGAAAGGAACTCCGCAGACCAAAAATCTCTGAGGAATTGGAGATGGGAAGGCAGTTCTTGAAATATGTCTCTGAGAAGTTTACAAGAGTCCTCTACAAGATAGGCAACCACGAGGAGAGAATGAGAGCCTATGTGCTACGAAATGCCCGTGAATTAGGCGATTTGAACGAGGTTTCTTTGGAATACCTACTTCGCTTCCACGAGTACGGAATTGAGGCCGTAAATCGTGAAATGATTAAGTTGGGGAATCTGATTGTGTTGCACGGCCACGAGTTGGGAGAGAGTGTGTTTTCTCCCGTCAACCCTGCAAGGGGATTTTTCTTGAAAGCAAAAGCTTCAACTCTGATGGGTCACTATCATCAGGTCAGCCATCACTCTGAATCCAACCTCCACGGAGAGCAAGTTGGAGTTTGGTCAACTGGTTGTTTGTGCAACCTCTCTCCTGAGTATAGACCCTATGCCTATACGAAGTGGTCAAATGGTTTTGCCTATGTAACGGTGAACGAAGACAAGACCTTCCAGGTAAAGAATTTCCGTATCTTAGATGGCAAGATATTATGAACCTAATCAAAGTTCCTTTCATATATGAGTTTACCCCAGACGCAATGGACAAGCTGCTCAACGATGCCCCCGACTTGGTGGAGTTTGAGCGTGACGGTTACTTGGATTTGGATTCCGTCATCGCAGCCGTAGAGTACGATGAAATGACCGAGGTCTATACATCAAACCAAACCTTTCTACTAAATTTGCCCATCACAGAATTTATGACCAAATGGATGCAGTGAACCCCGAACACTACAAAGGCGAGATTGAAGCCATTGACGCAATCAAAGCATCAATGACCAAAGATCAATTCAACGGCTACTGCAAAGGAAACGCTATTAAGTATTTGTGGAGATGGGAGAAGAAAGGAAAAGTTGAAGATCTCCGCAAAGCCAACTGGTATCTGAACCGATTAATACAAGAAAATGAACCTTAAACAATACGACTTCAACGACTATGTCAACGAGAGTGTTGACAAGAAGCAAATCTATCTGCATCACACAGCAGGAACAGGAACTCCGAAATCTGTGTTTTCAATGTGGCAAAGCAACTCTGCACGAATAGCGACTTCCATTGTCATTGGTAGAGATGGTGAGATTGGTCAAGGCTTTTCTTCT